TAGCTATTAAGATTGGAGAGTACAACGACCAGCATTACAAAGAAATAGCTGACAGAAGGCCCGATTTGAGTAATAATCTGCGAGGCTGGTTGTCCCGTGACCAGCAGATGATCCAAACTTTCGCCTAATGAATTACACCAATAATCAGAATTGTAACTCAAACAACTATTGCGGTTGTGGACAACAATATCCTATTGTGCCTGGATCTAATCCTAGTCTTCAAACATGGAATGGTCAAACATTCGTTGTTGCTGATGGATCGGTTCAGCTTCCTATTTCACTTCCATATATCCAACAAACTACTCGTTCCAACATCCAATTTGTTGTTGGAGTAACCTCTACTGGCACTCTATCACTTGTACCTGTATCATCATTTAACTAAAATGCCCTGCTTCAATACAGTTCCAATTAGCATTATCCCTCCTACCGCCCAAGGAAAAGGGCCACTTGTTTGGCAAAATGGCAGTCAGATTAACAGGCTTAATTCTCCATTGAATCCTTCTCTGGTGTTGTTTGATGGTAGCGTTACACGATTTGGTGATGGTTCGGCACAATCCCCAATTGCACTTCCCAATATCCAACAATCTTCTACATTAGCCGCATACTATCTTGCTGTAGATGGAAATGGAGTTGTTTTTAAGACTCCCTTGCTTGGATATGCCGCAAACATTCTTGGTGTTGCCGGTGGTGGCTCTGGAGGTGGAACTGGATCATTTCGAGGAGGAGGGGGAGGTGCTGGTGGAGTCATCCAAATAGCATCGGCGCTTGTTCCTGGGTCTACCTATAGCGTTATTGTTGGAAATGGCGGATTGGCAACTACTGCACTTGGGACAAATGGTGGAAATTCTAGTTTTGGAACATTTAATGCAATCGGTGGAGGTGGAGGTGCGTCAGGATCAACAACTACTAATGGTTTAAATGGAGGATCTGGTGGAGGTGGCAATGCAATAACTAGCGGAACTGCTGGAGTTGGTGGTATTGCTACGGCAAACCAAGGAAATAACGGTGGAGCAGGAAGCGTTGGAAGTTTTTCTGGAGGTGGAGGTGGAGGTGGAGGCGGTGGTATTGGTACTGCTGGATTAAACATTTCTGCTGGTGGAGGTGGTGCTGGAGGAATTGGTATTGCTAGTACAATTTACGATGGAACTATCAAATATTATGGAGGTGGTGGTGGTGGATCAAATCGTTATACTGGATCACCTACCAATGTTCCCCTTGGTGGGAATGGTGGTGGTGGCAATGGTTTTGCAAATGCCTCTACTATAGCTACATCTGGAACTGCAAATACTGGCGGTGGAGGTGGTGGAACTGATAACAATTCAAGTTCTTATGTTGCAGGAAATGGTGGAAGCGGAATTGTAATTATATCTTATAACTCACCAACCCAACTTGCTACTGGAGGAACAATTACTTCCTATACTTCTGGTTCTTCAACTTTTTGGGTGCATACTTTTACAAACTCTGGTAATTTCATCTCTTAATACAAAAACTATGTCTTGCTGCAACAATTATAATGCTATGGGTGGATGTGGATGTAACAATACAGTCCAATACGCACCTTCAGCCTGTAACCCTAATTTCCCCACAACTTGTACTGCTCTTGGAACTGGTGTTATCCAGCGTGTAGTTGGTGAAGATTCCGCTTACTGCAAATACACTGTTCCTACGCTTGCATCCAATAGTTTGCTGACATATACAGCTTCTACTGGTCTTGTTAATTGGAATGATGGAACTTCTGCTAATCCTATTTTCATTGGTAGCGGAAACCAAGTTTCATCCACAACTGTAGGGGCAATCCAAGGAACTACTCCTACTGGTCAACTTGTTGAGTTTCAACCTTCAACATCATCAGAAACACAATTTCCAATTGTATCTCCTAGTGGTGTCACGACGACATGGGGAACCATCGAGAATATTATTCCTAATGCTGGCGTGGTTTATAAGAGTGGTTCTGTAGTTTCACAAGCCGCACTTGGAACTAATGGTCAAGTTCTTACAATGGTTGGTGGAGTTCCAGCTTTTGCTACACCAGCTACAAATGGATTTGTTGATGCTCGTTCCGTAAACATATCATATGCAAGCGTTACTTCATTGACTGTTAATTTTGGCAATCTAGTTGTTAATAATGTAGCTGGAAACAGTATTGCTATTAATAATTCTTCTGCTTACACGCTAAATCTTTTAACCAACAGTCTTCCAAATGGACTTGATACAGGGTCTTTAATTGCAAGCACTTACTATTATGTGTTTGCAATTTACAATTCTACAACATCTTCAGTTGCTACGCTTTCTTCTTTAAGCCCAACTGCTCCAACCCTTCCAACTGGATATACATATTTTCGTTTGATTGGTTTATTCCGCACTAATTCTTCTTCTCAAATTGATGCTTTGTATAACCAGAATGGCAGGGCGGTAAACCTTGGACAGACAGCAAATGTTGTTGTTTCAACTCAATCTACGCAAGCGTCAAATAAGTATTGGTCTGGATCTGTTGCGTATGCTCCTTATCAGTATGTTGATAAAGCATTTTTCCGTTTTAGTCTTGTTGGAGCATCTACTGCACAAACAGCAAACGTAATTATTTCTAACACAGCTGCAGGATCTACAGGGCCAACTCAAACAGTGTTGGCAACTACTAACGAGATTTATGGTGCATTTATTGTTTCTCCATATGCCGCCGCTGGAACTAATGTTGTATATGGCACAACAACAGTTGTGGTTCCAAATAACACCAATAGTTTCTTCAATATCTATACTACTGCTGTTCTTGGAACTGGTGATTCATTTACCCTTCAAATCTCTGGTTACGAGTTGAGCTTCCTCTAAAATGGCACAAGATGGCAAGTGCGGTATTTACGGATTCCGAAATTCCTTAAATGGAAAGTGGTACATTGGTCAAAGCGTTAATATTAAAGAAAGAATTAGATCGCTTGGATTTAAAAATCTTAAATTATATAAAGATTCAATTATATGAGTGCAGATGGAAGAGTTTACGATGGATCTACGCTAACGATTGGAATGGATGCGGAAACGCATCCTTCAGTCCTTCCAGCGGAGTTTGTTTCATCGTGTGTAAACCGATCTTTTAGGCAAGGGGTAAATGCTACTCGTCCTCCTTTTACGGAGATTCCGATTACACCAGCATACGGACAAGACTCGTCTATTCTTGCCGCATTCCAAACTGGAAACTTCCAAGGTGCTTATCCTTATAGAGCAGTAAAATCTGGATCACTAGATGGTTTTGTTATTGCAGTTGCAGGGACAATCTATTTCCTATCAATTGTAAACAATGTAGGAACGCTTTATAAACTCATTGATGGCAATGATCCAACCATGATGCATACATGGTTTGTTCAAGCTGAAGATTGGATTTATATCCAGAATGGATACCAAAATCCTATTGCATGGTCTGGAAATATATCTGGTGTCCCAACTAATCTTCAAGCAAAGGGAAATGGATCAACTAGCATATCTTTGACTTGGACGGATAATGCTCCAGGGGCAGTTCAGAATGAGATTCAAGTTCAGTATAACCAAGGCATATTTGGAACGATTGCTTTAGTTCCTTACTCACAAACTTCCTATACTTTTAATGCTCAATCTTCATCTACCAAATACGCATTTCAAGTTCGTAGCGTATTTCCAGATGGTTCTTCAACTCCTTGGTCAAATATCGCAACAACTACTGCGGCAAATAAAACAATTACAACTGCACAGCCAAACACTTGTTTTAGACTCAATCCTGTTAAGCAACAGATGCCGATTGGAACAATCATGGCATATGCCTATGGTCGTGTAGCGGTAAGCACAGCCAGCAATAATATTTATGTTTCCGATATCATTTACGGAAACGGATTTACTACGACATCCAATACCCAAAACTTTACCGAGCAAACTTATTGGCAAGAAGGTGGATCATTTACCCCTCCAGCAAATCTAGGATTGATTACAGGCATGAGGGTCATGCCATCCCTCAACATCAATGTGCGTGGTCAAGGTGAACTTGTAGTATTCTGTGAGAACGGATCATTTACTCTTGATCTCTCTCAAGATAGAACAACATGGCAAGCCAACA